GGGCGGAAGGCGCGGCGCCGTGAGCGGCACCAAGGGGCATAGCGGCCCGCGACCGAAGCCGACGATTCTGCACATCGTCCGGGGGACGAAGACCGCGAAGGAAAGGGCGAAGAATCCGGAACCGGTCGCGCCGGGCCGGCTGACCGATCCGCCCGAATGGCTGACCGAGGCGCAAAAGGACGGCTGGCGCTACGCGATCGACAACGCGCCCTATTCGCTGCTGCGGCGCATCGATCGGACGCTGCTGACAACTTGGGTGATCGCCGAATCGCTGCATCGCGAAGCTTCGCTGAAGGTCGCCCAGTACGGGCTGCTCGCGAAATCGCCATCCGGTTTCCCGATCCAATCGCCCTACCTGCCGATCGTCAACCGGCAGGCGTTGATTTTGAGCAGGGCCGCGGCCGAGCTCGGCTTTACGCCGTCCTCGCGCGCGCGGATCTCCGTAGGTGGCACCCCGAACCCGAACCCCGCAGACGGCGAAGACGACGACCCGGCGAGCGAATTCTTCCGAGCCTGATGCAGTCGAGCGATATGCGCGCGCAGTCTTGGCGCTGGAGATCATGGCCGGCCCGCTGGTTCGGGCCGCCTGCGAGCGGCATCTTGACGACCTGGCGACCGGCGGCGCCCGCGGCCTGGTTTGGGACCGCATCAAGGCCGAGCGGGCGATCCGCTTCTTCCCGGCCGTGCTGCGCCTGGCCGAGGGGCAGCATGCGGGCGAACCGTTCGACCTGCAGACGTGGGAGCAATTCATCGTCGGCTCGCTGTTCGGATGGCTCGCCGCCGACGGCTTCCGGCGCTTCCGTAACTCCTATATCGAAATCGGCAAGGGCAACGGCAAATCGCCCCTGGCCGCCGGCATCGGTCTTTACATGTTCGTTGCCGACGGCGAAATGCGGGCGGAAATCTACGCGGCAGCTACCACGCGCGAGCAGGCGCACATCCTGTTCGAGGATGCCGTCTCGATGGTCAATCAGTCGCCGCAGCTGGCGAAAAACATCGACCTGTCGGGCAAGCGCAAGGTGCTCAACCTGGCGCACCTGCGCACCGGCAGCTTCTTTCGGCCGATCAGCAGCGAGGGGCGATCCCTGGACGGCAAGCGGGTCCACTGCGCCCTCATCGATGAGCTGCACGAGCACGCGACCGACGTCGTGGTCAACAAGATGCGGGCCGGAACGAAGGGCAGGCGGCAGGCGATGATCGTCGAGATCACGAATAGCGGCGTCGACCGCACCTCGGTCTGCTACCAGCACCACGAGTACAGCGAGCGCGTGGTGCGCGGCCTGACCCCGGATGACGGCTGGTTCGCCTACGTTTGCGCGCATGACGAGGACGAGGATCCGTTCGAGGATCCGGCGTGCTGGCCGAAAAGCAACCCGAACCTAGGCGTATCGATCGGCCGCAAGTACCTCGAAGAACAGGTGCGCGAGGCGCACGGCATGCCGGCGAAGGCCTCGATGGTGCGGCGGCTGAACTTTTGCCAGTGGGTCGGCGCCGAAAACCCATGGATCGCCGGCCCGATCTGGCTTGCATGCGAGCGCGAGATCCCGTGGGAGGCGCTGCGCGGGCGCAAGGCGTTGGGCGCGATCGACCTCTCCGGGACGCGCGATCTGACCGCCTCGGCGCTGGCGTTCCCGCCGGACCCGGACCATCCGAAATGGGCTGCCTGGGTCCATTTCTGGACCCCGGAGGCGACGCTCGCCGAGCGCGCCAAGCGCGATCAGGTGCCGTACGACGTTTGGGTCAAGGACGGCTACATCACGGCGACGCCGGGCCGCAATGTCGGCTACGGGTTCGTCGCGCAGCATCTTGCCGATATGCAGATCGAGGTGCGCCTCGAACGCCTCGCCTTTGACCCGTACCGCATCAAGTACCTGGAAACCGAACTCGAAGAATTGAAGATCGAGATCGAGCTGGTGCCCCACGGCCAGGGGTTCTACAAGGCGAAAGAATCGCAGCTGTGGATGCCGCGCTCGCTCGAATTGCTCGAAGACCTGTTGAATAAATCGCAGATCGAGATCGCGAAAAACCCGGTCTTGAAGTGGAACGCCGCCAACGCGGTGACCGAAACCGATGCGAAGGAAAACATCATCCTGACCAAGCGGCAAAGTAAGGGACGGATCGACGGCCTGGTCGCCCTGGCGATGGCGATCGGCCTCGCGCTGCAGGCCGGGCCGGCGCAAATGCCTGACGATTATCAGCTTTTGGTCGTGTAAATGGACGGCCGGGTCTATGATGCGACGAATTTTGTGGGGCTGCTCTTGATCGGCGCAGGCGTGTGGATGATCTTCGGCCCGGGCGTCGCCCTCGTGGTGATCGGCGTGATCGCAATCGCGCTGAACCTCGTCAACGCTTTTTTCGGTAGAAGGCGGCCCGGCTGATGTTCGTCTCGATCGGCGCCCAAAGCGACGGCGGCGACGCTTACGACCGGTCCCCCTGGGGCAATTTCTACTTCGAACCGATTCCATACCGCGGCGGCCTATCGAACTTGAGCGGCGACGCCGCGCTGCAGCTGATCGCCGTTTACGCCTGCGTGCGGGTCATCGCCGAGGGCATCGCATCGCTGCCGTTCGTTCTGTACAGCCAGGCGGCGGACGGCGGCAAGACGCCGCTACGCAAGCATTGGCTTTACAAGCTGATGAAGCGGCCGAATCGATTCCAGAACGGCTTCGAGTGGCGCGAAATGATGTCGGGCCACTGCGCGCTGCGCGGCAACGCCTTCTCCTTGATCTCGGGCGTCAATTCGGCCGGCGAGGTCACCGAGCTGATCCCGTTGCATCCGGATCGGGTCGGCGTCCAAATGCTCGGCGACACCAACTGGCGCTACTGGATCCACAATCACGACGGGACAAAGACGCCGATTGCGCGCGGCGGGATGTTTCACCTTCGCGGCTTATCGCCCGACGGCGTTCTCGGGTACAACCCGATCACCCTGGCGCGCAAGGCGATCGCGACCGGCATCGCGGCGCAGGACTACGGGATGCGGTTTTTCCAGAACGATGCGCGCCCGGGCGGCGTGATCGAACACCCGACCAATTTCAAGGACGATGAGCAGCGCACCGTGTGGCGCGAGCGCTGCCAATCGCAGCAGACCGACGAGAACCGTGGCAAGGTCGCCGTGCTCGAGTACGGGCTGAAGTGGCATGACGTCGGGATGACCAATGACGACGCGCAATTTATCGATACGCACAAGATGTTGCGCTCTCAGATCGCCTCGCTCTACCGCGTCGCGCCCCATCTGATCGGCGATCTTGAGAAGGCGACCTTTTCCAACATCGAGCAGCAGTCGATCGATCACGTCATCCACTGCCTGACGCCGTGGCTGGTGCGGTGGGAGGAAGCGCTCGAATGGAATTTCCTCGATCCGGAAGACGATACGATCGACTGCGAATTTCCGACCCGCTCGCTGATGCGCGGCGACGCCGCGGCCCGCAGCGCGTACTACCACGGCGGGATCCTCGACGGCTGGATGACGCGCAACGAGGCGCGGCTGCTTGAGAATATGAACCCGATCGACGGCCTGGACGAGCCGCTGCGGCCGCTGAACGAGGTACCGAACGATCAGGAGCCGACGACGCCGACCGAGGGGCTGCCGCCGGGGCCGTCGCCCGCGCTGCCCCCGCCGAAAGAAACCCCGATCAACAAGCGCAAGCCGGTCAAGCAGCAAGGCGCCGATACCCGCTTGCTAGCGCTGGCGGCGGCGAGCGCCGATCGGATCGCGCGCAAGGAGGAAACGATGCTGCGCAACCGACCCGATGAGGAACGGGGCGCGCTGTACGCGAAGCACGCGCAATTCGTCGCCAACGCGCTTTGCGTGCCGATCGCGCGCGCCGAGCGCTACTGCGTGGCGCAGCAGGAGTTTTTAGCGATGTCGCCGCACGTCACCATCGACGAGTTCGTCGAGCTCGCCCGCTGCCGCCTTGAGCGCTTGGCGATCGGGATCGAATTTCAGGAGGCCGCCGCATGACTACCGCGTACTACGTTCTGCCCGAGCTGCGCAAATCGGTCCACGCCGGCGGGGGTTACCTGCAGGCCGATTCGAAAGGCCGCTTCGCGGTCACGGCGGGTTCGGCCGACGAGGCGGCGCTGATCCGCGACGGGGCGATCCCAATCAACGGCGCCGGCCAGATCCTAGGCGACGCCCTGGCCAGCGCCGGCAGCGGGGCCACGCCGGGCGCGGTCGGCGAGTATTTCGAGGTCAAGGTGGCCCTCGCTGACGCGGTTGCTCTGACCACGGCCACGCCCCTGCAGCTGGCCGCGCTGGCGCTGCCGGCCGGCGATTTCGACGTCACCGGCTTCGTCGGCTTCGTGCCGGCGGCAACGACCAATATCACGCTGCTGCAGGGCGGGGCGAGCGCGACCACGGCACAGATCGATTCGGGCGCGAGCTACACGTCGCGCGCCGCGGCCGCGGGCCTGGTGCCGGGCGCGAACGCCGTGGAGGCGCCGTTGCCGACCATCAGGTTTAGTTCGGCGTCGCCGCGGACGGTCTACCTGAACGCGAACGCGGCGTTTACGCTTGCCGCGCTGACCGCCTACGGAACGCTGCGCGCGCGGCGCGCCGGCTGAATGGAGGAAAAACCGTGCGACACCAATTGCTGATCGCCGAATTTATGTCTACGCCTTGGGCGCTGATGCCCGAGCGCCTCGCAGCCTTCCAGGTCATCCTCGCGCGATGGGCATCGGACATCAAAGCCGATCCGGGGATCCTGGCCGAGGTCCGCGCCGATGCGGTCGCCCTCGATGCGCGCAAGGGCGACCTGGCGCGCGCCGGCAACGGCTCCATTGCCGTGCTACCGATGTACGGCGTCATCGCGCAACGGACGAACGTATCGGACATCAGCGGCCCGGGCGTGATGTCGACGCAGGCGTTTGCGCAGGATTTCCGCGCCGCCCTGGCTGATGATTCGATCGGCGGGATCTTGATCGATGTTGATTCGCCGGGCGGCAGCGTCTACGGCGTGGGGGAGCTGGCCGATGAGATTTACTCTGCAAGAGCTACAAAGCCTGTGGTCGCGATCGCGAACAGCCTCGCAGCAAGCGCGGCCTATTGGCTCGCCAGCAGTGCAGGCGAGTTCTACGTCACCCCAAGCGGCGAGGTCGGATCGATCGGCGTCATCAGCGCCCACGAAGACCTGTCGGAAAAGTTGAAGGTGGCCGGCGTCAAGACGACGCTGATAACGGCCGGCAAGTACAAG